TTGTTGTTGTTTTTCTTTTTTTTCTTGTTCTTCTTGATCTTGTCTTGCTCTTTCTGCTTCTTTGGATGCTGGTGTTGATAGCGTCGTTCTTCTGATCGCGCTAGAAGCAATATCAGATACAGTTTCAACTTCTTTAATTAAGATTTTCATATTATAAATAGTATTATTTATTTCTTTTTATTAGCTTTCTCGATTTCTTCTGCTTCTTGTTCTTTTTGTTTTCCTAGTCGTTGTAAAAACCAAGTCCTTAAACCAATTGGCAAGTTATAAGCTTCAATAAATGACCATCCTCCATGATATTTGAGCATGAAGAATACTTCATAAACTTGTTCTTGGTATTTATCGCTTAGGCCAAAAAAAGTCCGCTGTAAACGGAACCTCCAATCTCGTTTCATATGAACAAGAGGAGCAAGTAAAATCATGAGACAAATCAACATTTGGAGAAATAAGTTGATACATTTCTCTTATATGTCTAGAATCTTTAGCTGGAAGCATTGGAATAGCTTGTTCTAATACTTTTGGATCTGAAACGTTGTTTATAGAACAGACAATCATCTTTAATTGGTCAGAAAGAGAAGTATCTTTTGCATTTTTATTTTGCTCTGCTTCTTTTGCTTTTTGTATCAAGTATTGTTCTTCCTTTCCAGACAATAAACGAATTTCTGCTCGACAATCTAAAATGGGAAGGTTAAAAGAAAAAGTACCAGCATCAGAAAACTCTATTTGTTTCTCTTCCAATTCTTCTCTTGTAGCTCCATGATAAATACCACATTCGTTTAAATCAAAAGCATAAGATTGCATTTTTCCACAAGAAGGACAAGTAATCTTTGTTTCATAATCTGGACCATACGCAGTTTTCCTTGCTGCAACAACAATTGCGTTTTTGTCTCCGATTAGAAGAGTGTTTAGATTTATTCTTTTATCAACGATCAAATCTTGAAGCAATCTTTCAATAGCAATACCTTTCTTTAAAAGACCTTTTGATGTTAGTGTATCTTCATCTTTTGCAGTCATGTATTTAATTTCTATTGAATCTTTACCACATAAAGGATGACCTTCTGGATAGAATAATCCTTTTGATGGTAATTCAACGTGTTCCGTTGGAACAACGAAAGAAAGTTGTTGCATTAATGCAGTAGCAGCAGAATCATCTCCTTCTGCTGCTTTTGGAGGGCTCATACCCAACCTATCCATGTTATTTCTCATTTCTGCCTCTTTATTTAAGTTTTTAACCTTCACACCATTCTGGTACAACTGTAATCGAAACTTCATTAATTTCATCTGAGCTATAATCCATAGAACCAAAATCAACTTTTATTAATCTAGGTTTTTGTATAATAAAAACATTTGAACCAAACTTAGAACTATCCACAAAGCTTTGTTCCAATACCTCAATCTTTTGATTTAATTTGCTGTTACTATAAGTAGGATAATCTTTATTAGCAATTCTACCAAAATTTGTAATAGTTATATTATTGCATAATACAGGACTATCTATTAATCCAGTTCTATTTTCAGCAAATGTACTAAACGACGGTCTAAGCGAAATAGCGTTTAAATCTTTTATAAAAGATTGAAAAAAATAACTCACATTAGTAAATTGAGAAAAGTTAGAACTCCCAGCATCAATAAAAGTTATATTTATTGGTTCCCAATGAATAGAACCTTTTTGAAAATAATGAACTTGTTCGTTGGCATAAGCTCTTTCAAATTCAAAATTAATTTTAGGTAAATCAATTTTTTTTACAGCTAAGTGAAAACGACTAGGTTCTTCACCAGTATAACCATTTAATGGGTTAGATTCTTGAGAATATTGAAATACATTAAATTGAGCAACAAACTTAAACTTATTAAATGGCTCTATAATTGCATCTTTGCTTGTATTCCAGAACATCAATCACCAATTATGATTCCAAAGAACTATCAAACGATGGAACACCATTTCTTGAAACTGATAAATCTGCCCAATCATAGCGGAATGTTAATGTTATTTCGTTTATGTCATCGGAACTATAATCAAGTTCGCCAAATGTCATTTTTTTGATCCAAGCGTTATTAAGAGTCCATCTTTCAATTTCTTTGCCTATTGCATCAATTTGCACAATTTGAATTTGATCGAATTGAGCAGTTGCAGTTGATTTGGCAAATGTTCTTAATGTAGCAGAAGCACCACCAGCTAAGGAATATCCTTGTGCGGTTGGAGATTGATAACCAGAAGCAAGAAGAACTCTGTATAATCCTTCTGCTACGTCTACTGAAGGAGCTTGAAGTGTGGAGGCATTTGTATCCCCAGAACCACCAAATCCAGCAGGATCAATTACTGTACAGTTAATTTCATTCCAAGTTTGTGTAGCAGGAAAATAGTAAGTATGTCCTAAGAATTTATGAGGAGTTTCTGATAATGTTAATTCTGGTTTATTTACTTTCTTTACGACGAAAGAAGGTAAAGCATCTGATGCTGCACCAAATCTTAATAAGAACTTAAACTTTCTTTTTGGCTCTACTGTTGCTTCGTTCCAAAATGCCATTTGTTATTTTCCTCCAACCTTTATTTTAATTAGTTACTAGTCAGCAAATGATGCACCAGAAGATGTGATTGTGAAATCAATTGCAATAAATTCTATTGCTCTTGCTGGTTTTAGATATACTTTGGCGTACATTATGTTTCTATCGACTAAATCTGGTGTTGTTGTGGAAGAATCAAGGATGACTCTGTAATCAGACAAACCAAGTCTAGATTTGACAGATGACAAGAATGGGTTTACTTGACCTGTAAATCTTGCCCAAGTTACATCAACGTTTTGATCGAACAATAATCTAGAAGAAATTCTAGAAATCTCTCTCTTCAAGTAGATAAGCAATCTACGAACGTTGATTCTATCAAGAGCAGATGGTGTAACTTGTAGTGTCTTTTGTCCAAAGATTACAATACCTTCTGCTGGGAATTGAGCGATAGGATTGATATTTGCTTCGTATAGGGTGTCTCTTTCGGTAGAAGAAAGTCTTTGTGTTACATTGATTACTGGAACACCACCACGGCCCTCTGTAAGTCCACCGCGAGTAAATCCTGCTGGAGCGAACCAAAGTTCTTGTGTTCTTTGTCCGTAAGACATTGCACCCAAAGCAACTACTGAAGGTGGAACAAATACAAGTTGATCGCTTATGGTATCGCGAATTTGTACCCAAGGATAGTAAGTAGCACCATAGCTTGAATTCAATCCTCTTGCCTTAAGAGCATTGGCAGCATTTGTTACAGTACCAGCATATCTACTTGTTTTGCTAGAGTAGTATTGTTCATGCTCTGGGATATAAACGTCTGGAAGATCGATTATTGCCAAAGCATCTGCTCTTGCTTCACAAGTTTGAACAAGTTTAGTGGTCAATGTTTCATAAGTCAAGCCGGGAACAGCAACTACATCGGTTACCAATGTTTCTGGATCAGAAACAGTATCAATTGCTCTATTAAGAGTATAGTATTGATAACTGGTTGTTTCTGTAGGAGTTCCAGTTGTTAACAAGGTATTGCGAAGTGGATCTGCTTCTTTGATATCAAATCCATCAAAACCGTTATAAAGTGGCATTGTGAATTGATCGTAACCAGCAGTCAAGATGGAACGATAACCAGCTTCAGAACCAGTTAATAAAGAAGAAACTGCTGTCTTAGAAGTTCCCGCTGCTCTTGAGCCAGATACATAAACAAAACCAGTACCAGTTGCAGTAGAACCAGAAACATCATCAAGTGAGAAGATGAATGAATGTTCTCTGTAAGCTTCGGTAGAGAGATCATAAGCATCATCACCAAACGAGGATGGGAATGCTCTTGTCATATCAACATAAGAATGATCGTATGTTGTGAATGCTGTTTTCTCTCCAGTAGTTATACCAAAGAAAGCATTAGTTGGAGGAGTTATAGCACCAGCAGAAGCTGAAGTTCTCAATGGAATGGCTGGGAACAAAACAGAAGCTGTTAAATCTACACCAGTAAACAAGAAGGTAGAAGCACTTCTAGCTCTTGCTAATCCACCAGAAACTACTGTATTAGAAGGAGCAGCAGTTGCAGAACCACTTGTTATTGTAAATCTCTTTGGTCTTGGTGGTCCAAAGAAACCAAATGGAAGATAAGTTGGGTCAATTGCGCCAGCATCTACATCTGTATCCATTTCTACACGAATGTATTTAGATACATTGTTGTAGGTGCCGTATTCTACCAATCTTCTCTCGGTTTCGTCCCATTGAACATATTTGTCACCAATCTTTCTAGCAATATAGTTTACAGAAACTGGATTTAAATTTACGTTGTTAAATTGCTCAACAACTTTTACAGTATTGTCAGAGTCATTAGCAAGTCTTATTAATACTGTGAATGTTCCGTAATCATCAAAATCTGTGGTTGGTGCTTTGATATCAGAAATAGATATTTTAAGATTTCTTTGTGCCCATTCACCAGAATCAAGAGTTACAAACTTAAAGAGTTTTTGTTGATTTGCTGGTGCATATGAAGCAGTATCAGTTGTTAAATCTTGTGCTATAATCCAACCAGTTTCTGCTGGTCTAGCAGGAGAACGATATTTGGAGAAATTAACTGTTCCACTAACTAATGGTGCAATAAATGCATAAGTAGTAGCAGCAGAAAGACCAACAACTTCATCAAGATTTCTTTCATATGATTCGCCCAACCAGTAATACTCAAGATTACCGGGAGCAGTTACTGTTGAATTAACAAGTATTGGATTAGTATTAAATACTCTTCTAATATATTTGTCAGAATCAACATTGAAGTTAAAGTTGGAAGTATAAGTTCCACCCGCAGTAATAACAGATGCTCTAAACTCTGAATAGCCAGCGTTTGATTGAATCAAAACGTTGCTACCAGAAGTAGTAGAGGTTGTACCAGCAAGTGTACCTGTTAGGGTTATTGCACCTTCATTTAAATACCAAACTGCTGCTAGTGTGCCAGTTACGTTTGCTGTTCCAGCAGAAGCAGATGGTATAACGAATAAACCATATGCACCACCACCAGAATCTGTGGCGGTATAATCATTAGTAGTTTGCCATCCAGCTTTTCCAGCAGTAGTAGCATTTGAGCTTTGAGTACCTAACAATCTTATAATATTAACGGCGGGAGTGTTTGTTAACCAAGCTTGTGCAGCATAACCAGCGTACATGGTTCCTACTGTATTTCCGTCGCGCCAAACATCATCACCAGATTTACCAGCAACTGGATTTCCAAAGATTTCAACTAGTTGTGATTTAGAAGTAATGTAGACAGGACGCATTGATGGTCCTTTTAAAAATCTACCAATTATTGTTGGTCCAACTTGATTTGAAGTAGCAGGTAATTGAGATTCATCAATCTCTTGAACTTGTACACCGGGGG